CGGCAACGGTGGCTGCGGTGTCTTCGGCACCGATGCCGATGGTTAAAGTGTCGGCATTGGCAATGCTCACACGCAACACGCCTTGGGTATTGGCAGTACCGCTCAGGGTGATTTTGCCGGCGGCGGCCACTCCGGCCTTGTTGTCGGCTACGGTAATCAGGCTTAAATCGGCATAGGCATAGGCTTTAATCGCGGCGGTAACCATCAGGTGCGCCATGCTGCCTGCGCCGTATTTGGCGGCCGCATCGGCGGCGGAAAACACGTTCTCCAGCTCGGTAAGCTCACCCAAGGCGGGATTGTTGTGCTGCGCCACAATCAGCACGCGCTGTTTGTTGGTGGGCAGGTTGCGCACGGCCAGCTTGGTGTTCCACTCGGCGTACACGCCCGGCTTTCGGGTGCTGGCGGGGATTTTTTCGAAATTGATGTTTGCGGATGCCATTATTTGCTGCCTTTCGCGGGTTGGGTGTCTTCGGTTACGACCACAAGGTCGCCGTATTCGATACAGCGGCGGTAATAGGCGGCATCGGGTACGGTAACGGTTTCTTGGTCGGTAATGTATTCATGTGGTTTACCGGCCAGCGGCACTTGCAGGCCGTCGGCGGCGCGTACTTTAATGGTTTCGTTCATGGTTTCACCTTGGTTTCAACGGTGGCCGCCATATCGGCGGGTTGGTCGGGGTTTTTCGGCGGGATACGCAATTCAAGGTTCACGCCTTTAAAGTCGGGATGTTCGGGTTCGGTGCGGCCTTGGTATTCGGATACGTCGGCATATACTTTCGCCTGTTGGCCGTCTGAAACCGCAGGCCGCGGCCAATCGCCGTCTTGCAGCGCGTCTTCAAACCAATACGTTTCAAATTCCAGCGCAAACACACTGACGGCGTCTTGCTCCATTTGGCGGCTGAACAGGCTTTTGGCCGCCCCCGGTTGCAGACGGCCTATCTGCAAGCCCAACGATTGATTGGTCAGCAGGTGGCGGACGGTCTGCATCAGGCGGTAGGTGCCGACATCATGGCGGTGCAGGCCGCCGAAACGGCTATCTGCTTCACTGCCGCTGGCACGGTCTCCCACCAATACCGTGAATTGGCCAATCGCTTTAAAACGGCTGCCGCGCGTGTCGTGGCGGACGGTGTCTTTGATACCGGCAAACATGATCCACACGGCGGGGAACTGGTTGACCACCTGCGCCAAACCTTCGCCGTCAAACTCCCCGCCGTAAGTAAAGACACCCGTTACCATTTGGCCGAGGCCGTCTGAAAGCCGTTGCCTGATGGCTTGTTCAATAGACGCTATCACGGCCGAACACCTTTTCCTGTGTGGTAAACATCACGCCGTTGCCTTGTACGGCGGGCTTTTCGCCTGCGGGTTCGGTAACGCCCAAGCCGACTTTCCCCGCCGCCACCAGTTGCAGGAACTTCACTGCCGCTTCATAGCGGTGCACGATGTCTTCGGTGAGCTGCCGTTTGCCGGTACACAGGCGGTACACCGCAATATCGCAGCAATACACGGTTAAAATGCGCAGCGGCTTGGGCAGCGGCAAGGTATAGCGGTTCATCAGATAGCCGTCGATTTCGGCGGCGGCATCATCCAAAGCCTGCTGTGCGACGGTTTCGTCCACCGCGCCCTTGCGGGACAAGTCGGTCAGACCGGTGATGGTGGCTTCGCCGAAACGCGCCACCAAATCGGCAACGGCAGCGTAGCTCATGCTGCATCCGTCGGCAGGGCTTCGCGCGCTTCAACCATACGGTCGCCAATCAGACGCTCAAAGTCGGCGGGTTCGAAGTCGGCACGGTGCACAAACGTCCAGTGCGGCTGTACATGGTAGCCGGCGCGGAAAAACGCATGGCCGTGTTTGCTCTTAATCGCCACCACTTCGGCATCTGCGGCGGGTGCTCCGCTGCCGGTGTAAAAGGCGGCTTCAGGTGTCAAAGTTTCGCCGTCTGAAATGCCACCGGGTGCAAGGCCGGCTTCAAGCAGTCTTTCCAATTCGGCATTGCGCTCTTGCGCGGCGGCCAACTCTGCCTGCGCCGCCTGAATTTCGGCATTGGCTTTGTCTAATTCGGCTCTCAAGGCTTCAATTTCGGCCTGCAAGGCAGCGGTTACGGTTACCTCTTCCGGTTTGACATCGACGGTCGCACCAACTTCCTGTCCGGTTTTTTCTTTTGCCATTTTCTATCCCTTCCGGCGGGCGGTGCCCGCCTGTTCGTTACAGCAACCAAGGCGATACGATGACTTTCGCCTTACCTTTGTTTGGGTTGTACGCGCCGTTGGCCAAGCGGTCGCCTTCCACCAGCTCTTTGGCCGCGTTTTCCAAAGCAGGCGGTACCAGCAGCACATTCGGGCGGATGGCCAGCGGTCTGCCGCCGTCGCCTTTCAGGCTCACCATCGCGTTGTAGGCTTTCTCGAAACCGGCAGCATCCAGTTTCTCTTGCGATTTCGCCGCCATCTGCCAGAAGCCCAAGCCCACGTTGCAACGGCCGTCCACGCCGTAGCGGTATTCGTTGCGCATGAATACGCCTTCGTCGGTATCGGCGGTCATGGCGGTAAACTGCTTCGCTTTACGCTCTTGGTAAATCAACGGTTTCAGGGCGCGGGTAGTGTCCAGCAGATACCAGGCCGCTTCGCTGCCGGCGAAAATATTGGATACGGTACTGGCTTGACCGGTGCCGTCCACTTTTTCATACACAGGATGGTCGGTATCAAAAAAGTTCTGACCGTCGTAACACAACGTGGCGTGTGCGTTTTTCAGCAAGGCAAACACCAATTCGTCGGGATGCACCGCCGAAGCACGGCCCATCTCGGTCATCATCGGCGCGTAAATGCCGACATTGTCGTCTTCGATGTCGTTGCGGTTGACTTTGACCGAGCTTTCAAAATGCTTGTTGGTGATGGCATAGCCGTGCGCCTTCATATCTTGGAATACGCGGTCGCCCACCCATTCGCGGAAAGCGGGCCATTGGCCGAGCCAGCCGTAAGTATTGGACGCAGTGGAAGACGGAATGACGGTGGCGATTTCCTTGTATTGGCTTTCCGCCATTTTCAGGCCGTCTTGGAAATTCTTTTTAAAGCCTGTGAACAGGGCTTTTAAGGTGTCTAGTGTGATAATCATGTTGTCTTTTCCTTTATCGGATTACTTGGCCTTCGCATAATCTTCGGCAGAAATGCCCAATTGCGCGGCGACGGCTGCTTCTTCGGCGGTCAGCGCAGCCGTACCGTCTGCGCCGCCTTTGCCGCCGGTCTGCGTTTTGCTCAAAGCGGCCAGTGCCAAGCTGCCGTCAATCAGGGCTTTAAATGCTTCAGGGTCTTTGGCGGCCAGTTGGCGCGCCGATGCTTCTTGATGCGGCAACAGGCGGCCGTCTGAAAGCGCGGCACGGATCAGGCCGTCTGAAGTACCGCCCACTTCCATGGCAATCACTTTCTTGCTCAATGCGGCCACTTGCGCTTTGAGTTCGGCCACTTCGCCGTCGTCGGCATTGCCGCCTTGCGGCTTGTCTTCGGGTTTGCCGGCAGTACCTTTATCGCCTTCGCCACCTTGCGGTTCTTCTTTGGGTGCGGCCAGTGCTTCGGCAAGCGTTTTACCGCCCAGCTTTTCCTGTGCTTCGGCCAAAGCCGCTTCGATGGCTTTGTCATTGGCATCCGCCGCCAAGCCCAAGAGCTTGATTAAAGCTTCCTTGTTCATACTTGTTTCCTGTTTGGGGTTGATAGAGTTTTGGCGGCTCAATGCAGCCAGAGCCATGCCGTCCAGTGCGGGCGAATTGGTCAACGCCACACTGTGCAGCCCGCGTACATTGCCCAGCGTGTCGTATTCGAGTACCGGCGACAGATAGCGGTATTCGCCGCTGTCTATCATGTCTTTGGCGCGTTGCGTCCATTTCACTTCGCCCATCAGGCCGCGCTCGTCATCCCACACATATTTGCTGATCCAGCCGGCGGCAGGGTTTTGCTGCCCCGTTTCGGCGGCTTTCAGCGTGGCGTGTTCGTAGTCGACCACAAGGTCGGTTTGTGCGGCGTCAAAGGCGGCAATGATTTGCTGCGCCAAGTCGGCGGACATCGTCCAGTGCGGCACACCCGTATCGGTGCGGCCGTCAACCGGTGCGAATTGGCCTTTGGGTACGATTTTGATTAAACCGTCCGAACCGCCGACATGGGCGGCGGATAAGGCGGCAAGAAGGGTTTTGGTGTCCATAGCCCGCATTGTGCGGCAGCCGCGCCCTCGTCAAAGCTTGGCCTATGTCAGACAGATGAATTTCTAGGGAAGGGAAATGTACTTGCAGAGATACGCGCGGGATAGTGTTCAAAAGGTGTTCAAACGCGCGCAGGATTGATTTTCAGGCGATGGGTAGGGGTAAGTATGGGTTAGTGCGTTTTCGGGCTGTTTTTCGGCATTTTTCAGGCAGGCATGATTACCGCCCCTGAATGGCCTGTGCCAGATATTCCGCCACCGCATCGGATAGGGCCTTTTCGTCCTCCGGTTGCAGGGTCATAAACGGGCGTGCGGGAATATTGCTGCCGGGGTGGTTAACCTGCTTGGCAAAGCGGCCGCCGAATTTCAACGCTTTGCCTTTTTTCGGTCTAATCAAGTGTGGCGAGGTTTTCCCACCGAAGTTATGGATAGCCGCATATTCCACATTGGTGCCGACCACCGCCGTATCGTTGGTACTGCTCGGCGTAATCGAATTGCGCAGGCGGCCGCTGGCTTGCAACAGCCCCGAACCTTCTCGCGCGGTCGGATATTTGCGCGGCGCCCAAGCGGGACGGCCTCCGGCGGCGAAATTATCCAGCACGGCGTTGCGCATGATGCGGGCAAGCTGCGTCATCAAAGGCTTGGTGTGGGCGGTACGCCGCGCCGCAGCGTTTAAGCTGTTTTGCAGGGTGTCTGTGTTGATTTTTATCTCAATCATGGTATATTGGTTCCAACAGCCATAAAACTCGGGTTTCCTACTGGAAAGGTTACGGCCACGTTACCGTGTCGCGTATTATCCTGTTCGAATCAGGCAAAGAGTTTTATGGCTTTTTCCATATTGTTTCATACCCGTACAGTAAGCTATCCACCTGTTTATCCGTTTCGGCAATCATGCCGGTGTTGACCATATTCAAGGTCAGATGTTCTTTCTTACCTGTAAACGGATGTCGGGTTTTCACATCATAGTCCAGCGTTACCACCAGCTTCCCTTTGCCTGCCGGCAGCGGATACACAAATGCCAAAAACTGTTTGGCATCGTCATTTCGTCCCGCCTTGCCTAATAAAATCTGCTCCGGTTCTTGCAGCAGTTCGGGTATCTTCTCCCAAAACGATACCGGCAGCGGCTTGACCTTCTTGTCGCGCAAAGCGTGCAATACCCGCTCGTCGCTTATGGCAATCACGGCGGATTGCGGGTAAATTTTCCTTGCCGCCAATGCGTCCAACACGGGCAGGGCCAATGCGCCCACATACAGCGTTTTCCCGCGCGCTACTTTTTCCGCATCCACCTGCCGCACCATTTGCGCCGCCTGTTGCGACACCGCCCGCATCAAATCGGGCTGTTTTAAGGCCGTCTGAATCGATACGCTCGCCAGTTTCGGCGGCAGTTCCACTGCACGCTGCATCTGCAACTGCCCCAAGTTGGCCAAATGGCTTTTACCGACATTGTGCTGAAAGCCAGCATCGGTATAAAAGCGGCGGCCGTCCGGCAGCTTTACCGCTTTGGCGGGGCGGGTATCGCCCTTGCGGTTGACCACCACTTCCGTATCTTCAAGCTGTGCTTTTTGCGGCAGCAGATTGCGCCGTTTCAAATCACTGTCTGAAAGCGCCCGCACGGTACAGCGGCAATTGAAGCCGTTGGGCGGGTAGAAGTAATCCCAAAACGGGTCGTCGATGTGATACACCGCACCATGCGCCGCCGCATGGCTTTGGCGTGTGCGGCTGTCCAAAATGGCCGAGTATTGCAGCCACGGCGCATCATCCCGACCTTCTTCAAACGCCTGCCAATGACCGGCCATATAGGCCGACTGCATTTGCGTGCGAAAAATCGTTTCCATGCGGTGTTTGGTAATGCCGCGTCCGAGGACTTCGCCGCTGTCTCCGTCCACAATATCGCCGTCTTTGAGCAGATGCCAGTCATGCGCTTTCAGACGGCCTTGCACTTCATCGCGCCAAGCCTCAAACGATTTGCCCGATTTCGCCGCCTCATACATTGCCGCGTGAAACTCGCCGACAATATCCTGCCTGTGTATGCCTGCAATCGTCCGCGCCTTGGTCTGCGCCTCATTCCATTTCACATCCCAGTCGGGCGGGATATGGTAGCCCAAACCTTCAAAATATTTGACCGCCGCTTCCGGCTCCAAACCGAAGGCAAAACCCAAATCAGCCATTGAGCCGCCCCCACAGGTCGGAGATGAAAATCACCCGCGCCAAGGCCGTCTGAAATTCGGCGCTGTCTAAATGCGGATAAGCACGCAACAGCCGCTCCTGCACCTCTTCATAGCTGTCGCCCTCGGCCAAAGCCTGACCCAACCCGCGCAAAAACGGCTCAATATGCTCGGGCAGGGCGATTTTGCCCAAACCTGCGTTATCGATGGCCGCCTGCCCCATATCCAAGATTTCGCCCTGCCTGCTCAAGGCCACGCGGCGGTAACTTAACGGCGCAACTTTGACACCTTCGCTTTCAGCCGTCTGCAAAGCCAATACCGGCTCGTCGTCCGAAGCCAGCGGAATCGCCAGTTTTTCCTGCGCCCACGCCAGCGGAATCTTCATGCCCATCTCTACCAGCCTAGGCAAAGATTCGGCGTAAACCGCCATATCTTCGGGCAGCTGCGTATCAAACTGGAAACGCGGCAGGCGGGTTTCATCCACGTTGCCTTTATTCAGCCGCAGCAGGGGGAAAATCAGTTGCTGCGTTATCGTACCGGCAAGCTGCTTGGCATCCGACACCAACAAATCATGGCGCACCTCGTTATGCACCTGACCCAGCGCGTTGGTACTGGTTTTACCGTCGGCCATGCTGGTAAGCGTACCGCCCAGAATCGCTTTCGACGATGTTTTATCCGCCCAGTCGATCATCGCCATAAACGGCTCGCTGCTGCCGTTGGCGGCATTGAGCAATTCGATATTCATGGTTTCGGGGATAATGCCCGCGGCGTTGTGTCCGATTTCCTTTACCGCCCGCAGCAGCGTGGTTTTATCGGTTTCGTCCGCCCCCACCGCATATTTGCCCAAGCGCGTCGGCAGGCCGTAGATTTCCAGAAACTCGGCTAAATCGCGCACCGAATAATTTTTAAACAGATACGGCCAAACCAGCGTGCGCATCAGCCCGCCGCGTACCAGCAAACCCGAACGGCTGCGGTGTTTGTGTACCAGCCAGCCGAACGCCCACAGCTCTTCCCCGTCCGGATTATCCTGTTTGGCCAGCCGCACATTATCGGCACCGTCCACCTTAAACCAGCCTTGCGGACGGTGGATAAAGTTTTTCGGCAGCCACAGGCCGCCTATTTGCTGCCATTCGATTTCCACACAGGCAAAGCCGTGCCCGACCGCATCTAAAAGGTCGAACATCATGTCTTCGAAATCGGGCAGACGCTCAATCCATCCCTTGACTTCTTCGGCCAGCCGCCGTTCGGCGTCGGTGCTGTCCGGCGGCGGCATCACGCGCCAATCCAGCCCGATGACCGCCCGCTTGCGCTTGCTCATCTCAGAAAAGATATGGCCGTCTTTCTCCTCGATGTCGGCAAAGAGTTCCGACTGCGCCTTCATATCGCCGCGCTCGGCAGCTTCCAAAATGCCGTGCAGCTTCTGCGGTGTCAAACCTTTGCTCGGGTGTTCGTGAGTCTGGGTATTCTGGGCGAGTTCCGCCGTTTGCGGGGTGGATTTCGGCATACGGCCGCCCGGCAGGATTTTGCTCAATGCACTGAAAATATTTTTCATCAATAAAAAAAGGGCAAGTTAAACTTGCCCCAAGTTTCTACTGCTTGCGCCAATCATAAGCCCTGCCCGGTGTCAGTTTTACCATGCGCCGCCGCCGAATTTCTCACTATGTTTCGCTACGGACATAAATTCTACCTTGCCCGTATTACTTACAGCGGCCGCCCAAAGCATTTGCAAAGCGTCCGGACCGTCGTCATGGTCTGCGTCCGGAAATTCCCTTAGCTGCTCGATCAACACACGCTGTTCAGGTAGTAACTTAATAAATCCGTTTGCAAAATGTAACTGTATGCTTTCAATTCGCATGTTTTTCTCAGCAGTGGGTTTGACACCTCGGGCGGGTACATGGGCACCTTGTTTGCCCGATTCTTTAACCAATTCATCTTTAAAGAATTCCTGAAACTGCACCGTTTCAATGACCCACTGTTTGCACTTATACCGTTTTTGCAGCTCAATCACTTCCTGAATAATCAGGCTGGGTACACGCTTTTTAATGCGTGCCTCAGCGACATAAAGCGTGCCCGTACCGCGTTGGTATCCGCCGATTAAAATAGCCGACGGGTCGGTACCTTTACCCAGTTTACCCATAGACGGGTCAACCGCTCCGTAAAATACCACGTCATGCGGCATTTCCCGATAATATGATTTATCAATAAAGTCGGCAAAAATCGCATTTTCGGGATTGCCCGGCTGGTTTTGATATTCACAGTTAAAAACATGGATGCCGTCGCGGGCGCGAATTTTCATCAGGGCGAGCAGCGGGCGTTTCGACCAGCTTACTTCACTGCCTTCCAGCATTTCTTTTTCGTTCGCTTCATAGAAGGCCTGCGCGGCCTTTTCATTGGCGCGGTTTTCTTTCGATGTATTGCGGTAGATATTTTCCCACTCCGCCCACAAACCCATATTTACAGGCCATTTCATAATAGCGGAAAAGCGCACACTGCGCCAAAACGGGTTTTTCAGTATCCTCGCCAAAACGCTGTCTAAACATAAAATCGTACCGACATACAAAATGTCGCACTTCGCGCCCGCGCCACCCAAAGGATTGATAACACTGCCTATCCACTTAGTCAGTTTGTCGCGCAGGCGGATGTTTTCGGAGTGTTTTTCATTTTCTAAATCGTCTAGATAGACCGCATCGGGGCGCACCTCGCTTTTTTTCGCCCCGCGTATGCCCTGTCCCGCGCCATAGGCTTTGAACTGGTTATTTTGGCGGGTTCGGATTTCGCCGATGCGCCATACCTGCCCCTGCCCGCAAACTTCGGAAAAGTCCAACTGCAACGCAGGATTGTCTGTCAGTTCGGTTTTGATAGCTTCGACGATGGCATCTGCTTGGTCTTCGGTGTCGGACACGATGACGGTATTGTGTTTGGCATTACGCACTTCGCGCCACAAGGCAAACGCCTGTACGGTCAATGATGTTTTTGCTTCGCCGCGCGATGCCGCACAAGACTGCAAGACAGATTCCGGCTCTTTTTCGATCTCGGGAAGTTCCGTGTATGCCCAAGTATGGAAGACCGACTCGCTGTCGTCGGGGAAATAGTGCGGCAGATAAGTCTTGCAGAAAAAACGGAATGCTTCAGGCGTACACTGCATCACTTTGGCGCGACGCTCGGCAATATCCGCAGGTGCGGCAGACAATCCGATATCTGCCGCATTGATGCGCCGGTTGATGTCTGCCCGTATGGCGGACATTCGGGCGCGCAGTTCATTACGGCTTAACTTTCCCTGCATGATTAAAACTCTTTCTCAATAACACCTTGGAAACCTTGCAGCACCACATCGAAATTCGCCAACATATTGGGATATTCTGCGTCTATATAGTCTACCAGACGATTGATGACTTTAATTGCCACCGCCGCTTCCTGCACTTCCGGCAACACCCGCTTGTTCGCCGACACCGTTTTCGTAAACGCATCGGCCAAACTCGCCAGCAGCTGCACCCGTTTGCTCGGCGGCAAATCTTCCACTTCCGCATCCTGCAACATCGTCATCGTCGCCTGATACTGCACCAGAAACGACGTCATCATCGCCCGCGCGATTTCGTCTATGCTGCCGCCGGCCAGCGTATGGGCCGCGCGCAGCTTGTTCCAGTCGTCGCCCTGCGCCTTGGCCTCATCGCGCCAGCGGCGGGAGGTGCCGAGCGATACGCCGCATAAAGCCGCCGCCGTCTCAAGGCTCTGCTCGCCGTTGCAGTAGAGTGCCCGCAGCTTGTCGCGGGTCGCCTTCGGATGCGCCATCGTTACAGCCCCAACTTGGCGCGGGCAAATGCGATGCCCGTAGCCACAATACCGCCCGAAATCGCGCCCGCGGCCGCGCCGGTGGTTGCCGACGTGCGGCGGCAGTCGGCATGGATTTTCTTGATTTCCGCATCCATGCGTTCCTGATTTTGTAACAATTTGTCCTGCTTGCCGTTGATTTCGGCCAACGCTCTTAAAATAGGGTCTTGGTTTTGCATTATTTGTCTGCCTTCCGTTCGATTTTCTGGCCGACTTCTTTCAAATCAGCCTTGATTTCACGCAACAGGTTCAAGATTTCGTTCCTGTTGTCTTTTGCTTCCGCTTTCGTCTGATAAGATGTTTCTACGCTATGCAACCTGCCGAGCAGTTCATCACGATCTTTGCGGGCTTCTTTCAGGCCGTCTGAAATGCTTTTTACCCAATACCACAATAAAGCAATCAGAAACGATACCAACGTGCCGAACACATATTCCACGGTAATCGGTGTATCTCCGCTCATGACACATCTCCGAACACCACCCGGCAGGCCGCAATACCATAGGGCAGGCGGTCGGATTCCACAGTCAGCGCATCCCCATCGGCTTCCACCTCGAATTTTTCCTTCAGCGCCTGTTTGACCGCAGTGAATTGATGCTCGAAGGCCACATGGCCCAAATCTACGATAAACGTTACTTCAAACCGCGCATCCATCCGCATCGCATAGCCCCACATCGTGCGGCTTAAAGTTTCGGCCACCGCCGCGATAAACGGCTCTTGCTCGTTGGCCTTTTGCAGCCCGATTTGCAAACCCGCTTGGCGCACCGCCAACTGACGTTCAATTAATTCACGGTATACGGTCATTCTTTGATACCCATTAAATATTTTATCCGCTTGTACAATTTATTAACCCATGAAATATTTACAAATGTACAAACCTTTGCTATAACTTCACCGTCATACTGCGCATTTTCCCGGGCAGCCCGAAATTTTGCCCGGGCTTCTTCGGGGCTGTCCGCCCAAATGCTCAATGACCAGGACTTGCCGTTAAAGCGGTAAGAAAACGTGTACTCATTCATAGGAGAAACCTTATGTATTTTGAAATCTATAAAGACGCAAAAGGCGAATACCGTTGGCGTTTGAAAGCAGCCAACCATGAAATCATCGCTCAGGGCGAAGGCTACACCAGCAAGCAAAACTGCCAGCACGCAGTCGATTTGCTGAAAAGCACCACCGCCGCCACCCCTGTAAAAGAGGTATAAAATCCGCTTTCACCTTCAGCCCGCACCCTACGCGGGCTTTTTTGTCAGTCGCCGACTTTGCGGGAGTGGTTGTCCGCCCAATCGCGCCATGCCGCGTTTTGGTTTTCAAGTTCGGCAACATAGCCGCCAAACTCCACAGCGTGTTCAAGCAAAGCGCGGGTGCTGCCGCTTTCCGGAGGAGCAGGGCGTACCGGCGGTACCATCAAGGCCGCAGGTGGCGCGGGCATAACCGGTACCTCGACCTTAATCGGCACCGTATCCGAGGGCTTGGCGGTATTGGCGCAGCCCGTGAGCGCCCAAGCCGTCAATACAAGCATTGCCGGCAATGCTTTTATCCTGTTCGATTGCATGGTGAATCCCTTTCCTGTATTGCTGTTTCAGACGGCCTATTTCAGCATTGGCTGCCGCCAGCTTAATGCCTGCCTGTTTCGTTTTTTCCGCCTGCTCCTGCTGCCTCGCGTTGGCCCGTTCCAATTCCGCGGCAAATGCCCGGCTGGATGCCAAGAGCGCGGCGGACTTGTCTTTTTCCGCCTGTTCGATAATGACCTGCTGTTTGTGATAGGCCGTCTGAAAGCCCGCACGGTAGGCCAACCCTAACGCCGCCGCCAGCAGCAACGCCGCAACCAAATGGGGCAGGTATTTAATCAGTTTCACGGGCATGGTCGCTCTCCACTTCTTGACGCTTCACGCTGACAAACGAGCGTGCTACGGCATAGCCGCCGACGATGCCCAAATACACCGCCCAAATCTCCGCCGACGGATCGGGCAACATCACAAACTTAAACGTACCAGCCGCGCAGGCAACGTTTGCCCACAGTTTCGAGTGCGACACATTGCCTGTCGCAGGGTTTTTGAAAATATCAAAGATACGCATCTTAATATCCATCCCAGCCGTCATTCATATTTCTTACCTCGTCATTTTTTCTGCTTTACGCTTACGTGCCGCCCGTTTGGCTGCGGCCACGCCTGACTTACCTGTGCGCACACTCGAATGTTGGCGCACTTGATACGCAGGGATAGGCGTAATCTGAAATTCTGATATTGCAGGACGACGCATACCGGATACCGCAGCAATCGCCAACGCAATCAAACCTTTTTTCATACCCGCGCCGCTCCCACTTCCATCGCAATGGCCGTCGCAATCGCGCGGCAAATAGCCCATTTGCACTCTTTAAACAGCTTCAAATCAGCATCGTTGCTGATAAAAAACGGCTCAAACACAATGCCACCGTTCTGAGCATAAGCAAGGCGGGAATGTTGCCCTGCGTTATCCGGCTTAAAGCCGTCTTCGCCGCGCAGTTTCCAGCCGGTTGCCTTGGCAACGGTCTTGCTCAATACCTGACACCAATGTTTGTTTTTAACGATACTTAAAGCCTCAATGCCCGTAGCCGCTTTGCTGACGGCAGCGTTGGTATGGAACTCAATCGCCACATCCGAGCCTCGAATCAGTTTGACCGCCTCACGCAACGGCATATTGCCCTTGCCCTCGCCGTCGGTTTTGACCGTCAAACCATAATCGTTGCGCAAAATCGATGCCGTAATATTGCGCATATCCTGTGCAATATCCGCCTCACGGTCGCTGCCGTTTACCGCGCCCGGGTCGGTGTTGCTGTGGCCTGCGGTCAACACAATAATCTTGCTCATAAAGTCGTCCTGCTTAGTCTGTTATCGAGCCTTGATTATCCCGTCCGCCTATACCGCACCGCGCCTGCCCCATGTCAGACAGACAACAAAAAGCCCGAGGGCTTTCGCTCTCGGGCTGGTCTTCAGACGGCCTATTTTACGTCCATCGGGCAAGTGTAAGTATCAAATTCTTCATCTTCGTCCAATACCGACAAACAATTATTCAGCGGCAGCTTGATACCTTTACGCGCATACACCGTCGCTTGAGCGGCTGGCGGCGTACGGATTTGCTCTTGGCAGGCAGCTATATTGTCCGTGTATTGTTGACGGTAATTTTCAGTCAGCGCGTCCTTCCTCTGCCGGGCGGAAAAATAATCGT